TATATTTGACAGGGCTGTTTTAGAACCTGCAAGTTGTGCAGTTCCATTATCCAACTCAAGTCTTATTAAAGCATCCCTTGATTCTCCAGCATTTATACCCATAACTTCTACTGCACCCTTCATTTTAGGGTCAATAGCTGTTAAAGATAGCAATTTAGAGATTGTGGTGTAAGATGCATATTCTGCGACTGTGCAGGATACATTAGTAGCTGATAAATCTACTGCGGAAGGATTTGAACCCTCTGTAGGAGACTGACTAATCAAAGCTAACGGGCTGTATCTCTGGAAATATACAACCTTACCATTACCAGTTGGAAGCGGTCTTTTCTGAGCACCCTGTTCCATTATCTGGCTTCTTTTTACCATACTTATGAATAGCTTATCGTAATAAGTGCTCATAAGTTGGCTTAGTGTTGATGTCGTTGATGCCATTTTATTTTAATTTTTCACCTTCTTCTTAATATGCCGATACGGTTCCGACCATTTTTTCTATATCTTCAAGACTTAGGTCTTTAGTTTCTTTATCACTTGTCAAATTAGTAGAAGGGGTTGTAGCACCTTCACTCAATTGTTTATTGAGGTTCTGTGCAATTTCTGCCCTGCTTTTATTTGCTGTATAACCTTTAATTTTCATTAAGCGGTCTACAACAGGTTTCAGACGTACATTAGGGTTCAATGCCCTTAATTCTGTATAAAAAGATACTACTTCTGTAGACAACTTTTCATCGTACTTATCAGAATCCTTACGAAGTTCTGGATAGGACTCCTCGCAGGCTAAGATATCTGATACCAGCATATCTTTTTTCATCTGTTCCCTTCTTACTTCCTCTAAAGCCTTTTTTGTTGCTCTGTCCTCCACTGTTCGTAAGTCGGATTCATAGTCCCCCGACAATTGCGGGGAGAAATCCTCAATTTGTTTAAGTAAATTATCTTCAACAGGTGCAGAAGCAACTAAAGGCTCAAGTTCTGCTATTCTGTTTTCAAGTTCTTCTTTTTCGCTTTCAAGCGCTTTGGCTTTATTCGCTAACTCTTGAACTCGGTTTTTGCCGCGTTCGGACTTTATTTCTTCAACTTCATTACTATCAACTTCTTCGTCCGTAGGGACTTCAGTTGTTTCAGGCTCACTTTCAGGATCTACATCTTGTGAGACCTGTTCAATTTCTTCTTTGATTTCTTCTGCCATTGAAAAAATCCTTTCTTTAATTTTATTACACGCCACTTACGGTCAAGCGTCAGGCTGCTACGCTTCTGACAACTAAAAAGGAGCGTTTCTGCTTTTAACCTTTTTAAAGTAACCTTTTAAAGTTGGTAGCCATTAAAGACTACATAAGTGGTAAGGTTATTACCACTTGTGTAACCTTCAATACTTCTTTTTTAACACGGGCTTACCATTTTCGTCAACTCCGGTTAACATATAGTCATTTCCGATATATGTTGCGAATTCCAACTTTGCATCTTTCTTGTAGAGATATGGTCCTTTTTGTACCCACTTGCCTTCAATAGTGTTTTCGTACACTTCTTCTGTTAATTCAGTCCAGTCTTTTTTAGACTGTTCCCACTTTTCAGAAGCCCTTTTTTTAATTTCTTCCTTTGAAAGTTTGGGGCGTTCTTCCCATTCCTCTTCAAAGTCTTCTTCATTCTCCCTCAACGACTTTATGGGTAGTTTCTACTTTGGAAATGATCGCGTCTATTTCTTCCCCCACAAGTCTTGCAAAGTAAAACAACTTTCCCATCTCCTCATAATTTGCCCCGTTTAAGTCAAAGTCTTTTAATTCAAGCAACCTTGACTTTCTTTTCAACATCCATTCTTTTAAGTCTTTCCATCCTTCAGTGCTGGCTAAGTCCGATATATGGTCATCTACAGAAGTGTTTTTCTTTTCGTTATCCTTTCGCATTTCCTTAATAAACCTCAGAAAGTCCGCATTATTTGGTGCTACTGCTTGTGTATCAGGCATATATCCCCCCTTCTGGTCCTACTCCACCCATCTGCCCACCTATTGGTCCCGCTGGTCCCATTGGTCCTGCTGGTCCGCCCAACTGCTGTTCAAACTGTGCTATTTCTTGGTCCATTTGGTCAAGCGGTATTCCTTCTTCTTCTTGGTTTTCAATAATTATCTTGTCCCAATCATTCACACCTGCTTTTATTACCCATTGTTTGAATAATTCTGCGGCGTTTATTTTCTTACCGTTTTCTTCCATTACATTTATGAGCGGGGACTCCACTTTTCCTGTTTGAGGGTTTATTTGTGCATTATTAAGTACAACCTGTAACATTGTATTCAGGTTTGCAAGTTCCAATTCATCGTCCCTTTTTATCATTGAGCCTGAGTCAACTTCAAACCTATATTTTCCTTTTAGAATGTCTTTATCAATTGTTAGTTTTGCACCTTCACCTGACTCAAAGAACTCCACGATGTCCGGAAATTCCTTTTCAATGGTTTCTACTTCTGCCTTAAATAAAGATAATATCAAAGGAGCTTCCATCTTGTTGGCTTGTAGGTTAACAAACTTTTCTACCACGTTCTGTACTGTAACCTCCATCTGATATCTGTCCATCATATCCCTTGTGTTTTCCCTTGCCGCTTGCATTCTCAATGCTTGTGGCGTCTTTCCTGCTGTTGTATCAAATTGCTGTGCTACAGATGTTGAAGATGTTCCATTTGTATTTTCCAACGCACCAAGTAAGAAGTTGTACGAAGACTGGAATGTAGCCAAACTTTTATCTGCTACCACCATAGGTTGTACCGACTGGTTTGGTCTGTCTACATACATTTTGGCTCCGGGTCTCATTTTAATTGAAGATGCGATAACCTCATTAGGGTTTATCTGTAAAGGCGGGAATAACTCCATTTTAACCCCGTCAAAGTATAAGTTAATAAGTGAGTTTATTGCTTTTTGCAGTGTAGCCCCGCGTTCAATTTCCCCCAATCCAAAGAAGTCATCTAAAAGTGGAAAGCAGTGCTTTACAATTACAGGCAGTTCCCCATTCTTGTGCGGGTTTTCAATTGTTCTTACTATTTCCCTTGTTTCAGGTTCAAATGTTATCCATTTATCCCTTTCGTATCTTGTAATAAGTTCAATATACGGGTTGTCTTTACCACCTGCATCATAGGAATTGTAGAATTCTGCATATCTTGTTGATATTCTTTCACTGGACATTTCAGAACGGGATGTGCCTTTAGTTTTACCTTTTAGCACCTTATCAATGTTCTTCCAAGTATCCTTATCCCTTGTTTTTAGCCATTCTTTGGTCTTTAAGGTTGATACATAAATGAAGTCTGAGTCTTCTAAAGAAATAGCCCCTGCTTGTGGAAATACATCCCTTATATTAAGCAGGAATAGGTCTGGTCCGATATATCCTTTTTGTTTGTCCACTACCCAGTCTACAAGTCCAAACGATGAGCCGTAAATTAAAGAATACATATCAAGTAGTTTGAACTTAGTTATAAGTGGAAATTGACTTTTAGCATTGGGATATACCCATTTGTTTAAGACAAGCGTCATCAACTTGTTTTTGCCCCTATCGTTCTTTGATAGTGCAAACGGCTTTCCTGTTGGCAGTTGTGAACATACCCTGCCAGAACGTTCTAAAACATAAGTTGCAAGTCGCGGGTCGTTAATTTGTGACTTAGTTTCATCTTCTGTTATCTCATCGGGGTTTTTGCAGAAAAATATATCTTCTTTTTCATCCCAGTCGGAACGTTTTGTTTCCACATACTTGTCTGACGCCTTAAAATCCGAAAATAAATTATCTTTATCTATCTTTATATCTATTGGTTTGGTTGGCATAAAAATACTCCTTATAAGGTTGCTACTATTAGTAGTTAACACAATTAAATCATTGTGTCAAAAACCTTAATAAAAACCCCTATTAAACAACTTTGAATCATCAGGAAAGTCCTTAAAGTCAACCTTTAACTTGGTTGGTTCTTCTGTCTGATATAACTGATATGCGATAGCGCAACTCATCACCAGATCATCGTGAGCATTAGTTTCAGCCATTGCTTTAACCGATGATGATGTTTGAGATAAAATAAAACTAAAGTGTTCTTCTATTGTCGGCTTATCATATATGGCTATCAAGTGCTTATCTACTGCCTCTTTCCAATCAGCCAACATTTTAGGTCTTGTAGCCGTATTAGTATCCCAGCCGAGTTTTGACTCATTAGGGTTGTTTATATTTCCGTATGTAATCATCTTGTAAATCCTATACTTTCCAAGCCTGTTTAGTGCTGCGAGTCGTTCTAACTCAAACACACCGCCATTGTTTCTTTCGAAGGCTATTACAGGTTTTACACCCGTTATATCGGATATTTTCTCAAGCACGGGGTGTATTGCGTTAGTCATTTCCGTTGCAAGTAATTTAGAATGATACACAAGAGGAATATCCAACTTAGTCTTAGATAGGAACTGAACAGCACAATAATCACCCATACCTGCTGATGTATCTGCACCTACAACGAAGAACTCTCCTTTTTCTATTGTTCTATATTGTCTAAAACTCATTATTTCTTTACTTTCTTTTTACCCTTTGATTTTACTATCTTTGATCCATACTCCTCTGTCCACCTTTTTGCTATTTCAGGGTGTTTAGCCCACAAAAGTTTTCTTTGGCGTTCACTTCTAAATGGCATAAATAACACCTTCTTTCATTGGTTCTTTAGCATTAGCAAGATAATTTTCAAGACTTTCAGTATCAAAAAAGCATTGTCCTGAAGTAATAAATGCTTCAATAGCTGTCTCGGGATATTCTTGCATAAACAATCTATCACCCAACTCTTTTCTCTTTTCTTCTAAAAACTCTTTTGAGTAGAAATCAGATGCTTTATAGAATAATGGCTTAAATCCAGATTCTCCTAAAGCCGACTTATCCCACAACTCCTTTCCCTCA